TAATTACAGCACAATGGCAACGAAAGATATACAACAATATAAGTGGGGTAAAGGGCAAAGCGGAAACCCGAATGGGAGACCGAAGAAATGGGTTAGCACTTTAGGCGAATCAGGTTACAAAAGATCTGAGGTTAATGATTGCATTAGAGTAATGTTAGCAATGACTATGCAACAGCTAAAAGAGATTTATGAGAATGAAAATTCAACGGCTTTAGAAAAAACGATCGCATCCGCTATTCGTAGGAGTATTACAAAAGGTTCTTTATACTCAATGGAAACATTGTTAGCTGTGGTATTTGGAAAACCTAAAGAAAGTATTGATAGCCAAGTTGAAATTAAAGACACTAGCCACACTTCAAATTGGGGGAGTTAATTCTATATAAACCACATCCGAAGCAATTAGAGATCCACGAAGCTATTGAAAGCGATGGAAAGTATTTCATTGTTTCAATTGGTCGGCAGTTCGGTAAAACGATGCTAGGACAAAATCAAGCCCTGAAATGGTGCGTAGAAAATTCATGGAAAGTAGGTTGGATTTCACCGACTTATAAGCAATGCAAAAAGGTATTTAAAGAGATAGTCAGGGCGTTGGGAAAATGTCCATTCGTTTCACGGATAAACCATTCCGATCTAATCATTGAATTCAATAACGGCGGTGTGCTTATTTTTTATTCAGCTGAGGCATACGATACAATTCGAGGTGAAACGTTTGATGCTGAGGTGTGCGATGAGTTCGCCTTTTATAAATCACAGGCATGGGATGAGGTTTTAAAAGCAACGGTATTGGTACGTGGAAAAAAGGTACTTATTATTTCAACTCCTAGAGGTAAGAACCAATTTTACCGAATTTTCAACATGGCTAAAGATAACCCGAATTATAAGTCTTTTTTCGGGACTTCGTATGATAACCCATTTATTGACGTTTCAGAGATCGAGGATGCAAGGCGATCACTACCCGACCATATTTTCAGACAGGAGTATTTGGCTGAGTTCCTAGACGATGGATCAAGCGTTTTCAGAAACATTAACGAGTGTATTAAAAAAGGTGGTGAATCGGCTAATTATTATGCTGGTGTGGATTTGGGACGTGTGGACGATTGGACTGTTTTAACGATAGTTGACCAAGATAATAACGAGGTTTTTTGTGAACGTTGGAGGCACATGGAATGGTCAAGCATAGTTTCAAATATCGTTAAGGTATTAAACGTGTACAAACCCCTCACATTAATCGAATCGAACGGGGCGCAAGATGCTATTTTCGAGCAAATAAGGAACGGGATAAGTTTCTCCAAAAACAGACTAGAGCCGTTTGTCACCACCTCCCAAACTAAACAGGCAATAGTTGAAAGTTTGATTGTTTGCTTCGAGCAATTAACGCTGGGAATTATCGGCTTAGATTGGCAGTTAAACGAATTGCAGGTCTTCACGTACGAATACAACGTGAAGACTAGGAACATTAAATACAGCGCACCAACGGGGCTGCATGACGATTATGTAATGTCCCGTGCAATTGCTAATCATGCACATAAAACGATGAAAAAAACAGGACACTATACCATAGTACAAATTTAATCAATTATATAAATTATGAAATTACCTAATAGTTGGGATCAAATCAGTTTAGAGCAGTATGCAAAGATTAGACGTATTGCAAAAGTTGAAACTCAAACCGATGTTGAACGCTTGGATAATCTAATTAAGATCGTTCAGGTTGTAATGGATTGCGACCAAGATACGGCTGAAAAATTCACGTTAAAAGAGATTGAAGTATTTAATGAGTTCCTGAAAACGCCGATGGGGACAAAATTAGTGACTAAATTTAAAGTTAAAAAAACACTCTTTGAAATTGAATTGAATCCAAATAATTTAACGGCATGGAGACACGCTGGAGTAATGAACGCTTTGAAGGATGTCGATTCAAATATGCACCTAATTATTTTCAGCTTGTCACGACCTTATAAATGGGTTGGAGGGATTAGAAAAAAATACTTTGAGTTAAAAGAATCTGAGATACCTGAAATTATTTTAGCTATTAATCAACTACCTGTATCACTTGCTTATCCTTTAATTGTTTTTTTTTTCAATCTCTCAAACGAACTCACAACCTGTTTACTAGATTATTCGGAAAGCAAAATGAAGGAGATGAACGAAAGCTTGATAGCAGCAAAAACGAACTTGCTGAACGATATGGATGGTACAAAACAATAAAGGACGTTAGCGAAGAGTTAAACGAGCCATGGGACAAAACAGGTGAAAGGAATGTGATTGATTATTTAGGTAAGTTAGAATATTTGACAATAGAGAATCAAGTAAAAATACAAGAATACGAATTACAAAAGGCACTGAATAAAAGATAATGGCAGGTAGTATTTTAGGGTTATCGGATAGCGAAATAAGCGAATTAGGGGTTGAGAATACTATTCTTGGTGTCCTTCAAGATTTTGGTAATAAGCTACAAAAAGAGTTAAGGGATAATTTAGATTCAAAGATAACTACTCAAACAGCACAATTATTAAGACAAAGCATTGTTTTTGATATTACTGTTTTGGGGTCTGGCTATCAATTTGAGTTATTAATGAATGACTATTGGAAGTTCGTTGATAAGGGTGTGCAAGGTGCTGGCGGTGTGATGAAAAACGGCATGGCGTGGGCTGTTAAAAACCTAAGTAGCCCGTACCGATTTAGTGAAAAGAAACCGCCAATTAGCGCATTGGCGATGTGGTCAAACAATCAGGGAGCGAACCCCTTTGTAGTTCAAAGAAGCGTATTTCACAAAGGAACGAAAGCGACTAACTTTTTTAGTGAGGTGGTGGATAATCCTGAATTAGTGAATAATTTAATAAAAGATTTAGAAAAGGCAGGAGCAAGAGAAGTTGAAATCAATTTAAAAAACTCAATAAATGGCATTAGTAATTAAAACAAATTTAAAGGAATTTTCACCCGTGTACAACCCTATCGAATTGGTGGTTTACCAAAACGATGCAGGAACTAGAACCAAACCCGATTATAAGTATGTGTTTGATATTTACATCAACGACAACAAAGAACTGACAACCCGTATAATTAGAACTAAAGTCGCTCCCGATCCTAAATTGTCGTTTGGGTTACAGGATGTTTCTCAAATCGTGGCAAAGTTTGTCAACGAAGAGATTGTAGATTATGCTAGTGATAATGGTTTCAGTTTGAGTGCGGATGGAATTGTAAAGTATTGGGTTGAGATTGGCGAGGAATACCGACTAACAGTTGACGACCCTATTGTAGTTTATAATGACATTATCCAAACCTCAGACCGTTATGCTTGGGGTGCTAGTTTGGAACGTCATAGATGGATTGACTTTTTTAATAACACGGAGTACACGGATTATATTTTTAATACCAATTATCAAGGGGAGTTTTTAACTAACTTCAAAACGCCAACGGTTCAAATAACTGACTTGGGTTGGCATTGGTTCCTAACCGATACGCCAACGGATGTGGATTATATGAGAGTTGACACGTACGATATAGCAGGTGCGCTAGTTGGCACGTTTAAAGTGGTGAACGTTGCTAGTTTAATTCTCGATCAAAGCAGGTTGGTAAGATTAGCAACGGCTCCGCAAAGTTTGAATAATATTGATAGTATTGAATTTTCGCTAGGGGTGCAACCTGTTATCACGAATTCGGTTCATACCTATACGATTAGATGCTTTAGGAGTGATAACGTTGCAGTAGGTGAAACATTGTATTTCACGGTGCAAAATAGTTGCTTTTATGAGGTGTATCGGATTCACTTTGAAAATGAGTACGGTGCTTACGATTCGTTTAATTTTACTTTAAATAGCAAAAGGTCGGCAGAAGGTGAGCGCAAAACATACACAACGAACAAGCCTACGATTCAAAACACGGGAGTTGTTTACAAGCATGAGACAGAATCAAAGGTAAATTATTACACGAAGTTTACGGATAAGATCAATTTAAAAAGCCATTTCATTACTGAGGATGAAAATAATTGGCTTAAAGAAATGGCGTTCAGTCCACGTGCTTATTTGGAGTTTGTCGATAATTCAGGGGTGCATAATTTCAAGCCTATTTTGATCAAGTCAACTAAATGGGATGAAAAAATAACCGACACAGATAAGCTATTTACTTTTGAGGTTGAAGTTGAATTATGCGATAATTTTAGACAACGAAGATAATGAGAGAGCAATTATTTATAAGTGGGATTGAGATACCTTTAAGCAAGTCGCTTAATCCATCATTTACCAAGTCCATTATTGACATTCGC